CGCAGGCTCCTGGGGCCGCGCTGGGGCAGCAGCCGGCGGCTCCCAACATGAACGACCTGCTCAACCGTTACGCGCCCCGGTGATCCATGTCTGATCTCGCTCGCCTGCAGGAAGCGTTGGTGGCCGCAGACAGGGCCGGCGACACCAATGCCGCGACGCTGTTCGCCAACGAAATTCGTCGCCTGCAGTCGCCGGCACCCGCGCCCGCCGCCTCCCAGCCTCCCGCCACCCCGCAGGCGGCCCCGCAGGCCCCGCAGGCGCCCGCTCCGCGCACGAACATGGAGCAGCTGGGCCTCGGCACCCGGGCGACCGCTCAGGGGCTCCTAGGGCTTCCTGGGCTCGTCTACGACGTCGCGGCGATCCCGCAGAACCTCCTGTCGAACGTGCCGGGGCTAGAGTGGATGCGCGCCAAGCCCGCCGCCCAACAGGTCTCCGAAGCCGCGACCGCAGTCGGCCTGCCCGAGCCACGCGACGCGGGCGAACGCATCATGGGTGCGGCGATCCAAGGCGCGGCTGGCGTGCCGACCGGATATGGCCTCGGCGGCGTCGTGCGGCAGCAGGCCGGGGCCGCCGGGCAGAGGCTGGCTGATGTCCTGCAAGCCGCGCCCGTGCAGCAGGCGGTCATGGGTGCCACGGGTGGCGCGGGATCGCAGGCGGCGCAGGAGGCCGTGGGGCCAGAAGCGAGCCCCACCGCCAAGGCCGTCGCGGGCGTTGCTGGCGGCCTTGTCGGCGCCGCCATCCCAGCAACCGTGGACGCGGTGGCTCGCCGCACGTTCGGAACTGTCGCGCCCGCGCCGGGTGTTCCGACCGTAGGGGAGACGAGGCTGGCGGCGAAGCGCGCCTATAGGGCCGCGGACGAGGCTGGCGTCATCTTCACGCCCGGTGCCGCCAAGCGCCTTCGCGAGGACATCGCGGAGCAGCTGTCGGACTTCGGCTACAACCCCGGCAACCAACCCGGCACCGCGAACGTCCTGAAGGAAATCGACCGCATCCAGGACAACGTCTTCGCGTTCAAGGAGCTGGAGAACATCCGCAAGCAGGCGCTGAAGGTCGGCGGCCCGATGAACGAGTCCGATCGTGTCGCGGCCCGCAAGATCGTCAACTCCATCGATGATCTGGTGAAATCCCCGCGCGTCGGGACGTCGATCTTCGACAACGATGTGATCGCAGGCCCGGTTGCGCAGGCGGCAGGCATCAAGACTGACGTCGCGACTGCGTCGAAGATGATCTCCGAAGCCAGGGCGGCGTGGTCGCGCCTGATGAAGCACGGCGAGATCGCCGATGCCATTGAGCGCGCGCAAGCCAACGCCGCTACGGCGGGATCTGGCGCGAACCTCGAAAACACCATGCGCCAGGCCCTCAAGTCGGTGATGTTGAACAAGGAAGCTACGCGCGGCTTCACGCCCGATGAAATGAAGGCGCTGAAGAGTGCGGTCGAAGGCGACCTCATCCAGAACACCCTGCGCTTGTTTGGAAAGGCCGCGCCGACCGGCGTCGTCAGCGGCATTCTCAGCGGCGGCGGCGGCGCTGCAGTTCTTGGCCCAGCTGGCGCGGTTGCAGTTCCCGCTGTCGGCTACCTCTCCAAGCGCGCCGCTGATCAGATGGAGCGCGAGAAGGCGCAGCGTCTGATGGACATCATCCTTTCCGGCGGTCGCGCGGCCACCACGCCTTCCGCGTCTCAGCCTCGGGGCAACATCCCGGCGCTGATCAACATCCTGCAGCAAGGGGTTTCCCCATGAGCTTCAACGGCTCCGGCACCTTCCAGATCAACACCGCAGGCCAGCCGGTCGTCGCGGGAACGGTCATCACGGCCACCGCCTTCAACGCGCTGACCGCCGACCTCGCGACCGGGCTCTCGACCTGCGTCACGAAGGACGGCCAGACGACGGTAACGGCTAACCTTCCGATGGGCGGAAACAAGCTCACGGGCCTCGGCGCTGGCACCCTCGGGACCGACAGCGCGCGCCTGTCTCAGGTGCAGGGCGGCATCTCCAGCCTGCTGGGCGTCTCGGGCATCGACACGATCACCGGCTCGGGCTCTCCGCAGGTGACCACGTACGCCACCGGCCAGATGTTCTGGTTCGTCGCCAGTGGCACCAACACGGGCGCGGCGACGCTGAACATCGACAGCCTCGGGGCCAAGTCGATCACGCGCGGCACGGCGGCGCTGGCGGCGGGTGACATCATCAGCGGCAGCGTGGCGCTTGTGGTCTACGACGGGACGCAGTTCCAGCTCCTGTCGATCAACAGGTCGATCCAGGTCAACGGCACCATCGCCTCGGCCACCACGACCAACATCGGCGCGGCCAATGCCGAGTACCTCGCTGTCAGCGGCACGACGACGATCACCGCGTTCGACACGGTCGTTGCGGGCATCTACCGGGTGCTGAAGTTCGACGGCATCCTGACCCTCACGCACAACGGCACCTCGCTGATCCTGCCGGGCTCGGCGTCGATCACGACGGCGGCAAACGATGTCGCGGGCTTCCGGTCGCTGGGCAGCGGCTACTGGCGCTGCGAGTGGTATCAGCGCGCGAGCGGCGCTGCGGTGGTCAATCCATCCGCCACGACGAGCGTGGCCGGCGTCGTCACGTTGGCGACCGAGGCCGAGGCGCTGACCGGCACCGACACCTCCAAGGTCATCACGCCCGAGACCGGCAAGGCGGTGAACACGCGGCTCCAGCAGAACAGCCAGAGCGCCGACTACGGGCTCGTCATCGGCGACGCCGGCAAGCAAATCTTTCACCCCAGCGCCGACACCTCCGCGCGCACGTTCACGATCCCGGCCAACGGTTCCGTGCCATTCGCGGTCGGCACCGCCGTGACGTTCATCAACCAGAACGGCGCCGGCACGATCACCATCGCGATCACCACCGACACGATGCGCCTCGCGGGCGACGGCTCGACGGGCTCGCGCACCCTGGCCGCCAATGGCATCGCGACGGCGGTGAAGGTGACATCGACCGAGTGGCTGATCAGCGGCACGGGGCTGACCTGATGTCCGCCATCCACCAGGTCCTGCTGGCCGGCAGCGGCGCTGGCTACCAGATCGCCAACTCGCTGCGCTTCCGCGCGAGCAATAGCGCCTATCTCAGCCGCACCGGCTCCGGCTCTCCGACCTCGACAACGACGTTCACTTACTCTGTGTGGGTAAAGCTCGGCGCTACCGTTGCGGCGGCCACCGACTTCGGTGAGCTTTTGAGTGGCTACACGGCGTCGAATGATTCTGGCTACTGCGCGTTTGAGTTCAACACGGCATCCGGTGCTGGAACCCTGCGGCTCTCCGGGTGGGGAACGGTTTGGCGCGTCACGACCGCCGTGTACCGCGACCCGAGTGCTTGGTATCACGTTGTGTTGGCCGTAGACACAACTCAAGCGACCGCCGCGAACCGTATAAAAATCTACATCAACGGCAGCGAAGTCACTTCGTTTTCTACATCCAACAACCCCGGACTAAACGCGACTATTGGCATCAACAACGCATCGACTGCATTGCGTATCGGCTCCGACAACCCGGCATCGTCTTCTCGGTTGTTCGACGGGCTTATGGCTAATCCGACGTTCGTGGACGGCCAAGCCCTGACGCCCTCCAGCTTCGGCCAGACCGATGCCACCACAGGCGTGTGGGTGCCGAAGTCGTACTCTGGCACCTATGGCACCAACGGCTTCTTCCTTCAGTTCAAGGACGCCACCTCGACTACGACCATCGGCTACGACACCAGCGGCAACGCCAACAACTTCACGACCAGCGGCATCTCGGTGACGAGCGGCGTGACGTTCGACCAGATGCTCGACACGCCGACGCTGAACTATGCGGTGCTCAATGCCGTTGATTTGTCTTCTGGATCTCTTTCTGCTGCCAACATGCAATGGGCGCTCAACGCTGGATCTGCTCGGCGTGGCACCTTTGGAATGAAATCTGGGAAATGGTATTTTGAGTGCGCGATTACTTCTGGCACCAATCCAGAGTACTTTGCTCCGGGAATACAGCTTCTATCGGGAGCTGTAACTGGATACGGAGGAACTTCTCAAGTTCCTAGTGGCTATGGCTACTTGGGAGTCAACGGCAATAAATTGACTGGATCAACAGGCAGTGCCTATGGAAGTGCATTTACTACAAACGATGTGATTAGCGTGGCGTTTGACGCTGATGCGGGAAAAATCTGGTTTGCAAAAAACGGAACATGGCAAGCCTCCGGTGATCCGGCTGCTGGAACAAATGCAGCATTTTCCAGCATTACCTCCGGCGATTACTTCCCATATATATCCAATCAAACAACCGCGAATAATGATCATGCTGGGTATGTGAACTTCGGCCAGCGTCCGTTCTCCTACACGCCGCCCACCGGCTTCAAGGCCCTGAACACCGCGAACCTCGCCAGCACCGCAGTCTCCACCAGCGGAACCTTCACCGGCAACGCATCGGCGGATGGGCCTTTCGTGTGGACGAACGGCAACCCCGCGACGCTCACGATCAACGGCAATGCGGTGACGTTCGGCACCCATGCGGACAAGACCGCTGGCGGGTTCAAGCTGCGCTCGTCGAGCTCCAGCTACAACGCGAGCGGCTCCAACACCTGGACGGCGACTGCTGGTAAGCGGTTCGTGCAAGTCAAAAAGCCCAACAACGCGCAGGTGAACCCATGATCGGTTGGCTCCTTTATGCGGCATGGTGCGCGTTCTGCTGGCGGCTGCGAGGGGGAATGATCAGCCAGATCACGCTTCAGCGTTTCGGCTTCTCGCTCTCGACGGGCGAGACAAGGATGGTTTGCGCGTTCCTCATGGCGCTGCCGCTTGCCATCTTCAATCCGTGGCTGCTGTCGGTCGCTCCTGCGGCTTTCGCCGCCATGACCCTCGGTTACTTCGACAAGTCGATGGGGCTCGAGGAACCGGGCCGCGACCATGCATTCCTCGCGCTCTGGGGCGTTGTGGTGGTGGCGATCATGCTGGTGCCGGTGGCGATCCTGCATCGCTCTCCGTTGATGCTGGCCTTCTCGGCTCCCGGCCTGCTGGTCGCCGCGGCCTACGACATCAACAAGCGGTTCGGTGGTCGCTGGACCGAGCGCGCCGAGTGGATGACGGGCGCGATCTTCGGAGGCATCGTGTGGGCAGCGGCGTCGTGAACGATGTCGGACCTGGAGGACGAGAAATGGCGGGTCGGAGCGACATGGCCCAGCCCCGAGGCACGGCGCGTCTCGCCGCCTGTCGCCTCGCACACCCTGCCTGACCCGATCTCGCCGCCGAGGAGGACCGCCGTGCAAGAACAAGCCCTGTTGGATCACGCGCAGCAAATCGGTGCGCTGAAGTCCGAAGTCGCTCACATGACCGACCGCATCGAGGACATGGACAAGAAGCTCGACCAGATCATCGCGGCGGCGAATATGGGCAAGGGCGCGTGGCTCGCGGCGGTGAAGGCCGGCGGCATCATCGCGACGCTCGGGGCTGGCGCCGCGTGGCTCTGGGGCCACCTTCAGACCTTCATGCATCGTTGAGGAGACCGACGTGGCACCCCTGCTCGCCGCCCTGCTGCCGATCTTCGGGTCGGTGATCGACAAGGTCATCTTTGGCAAGGCCGCCGCCGAGAAGGCGAAGCGATGATGGAAGCAGAGGCGGCGTTTCGGCTGATCGGCGACGTCGGCTTCCCGATCGCTTCTGCGATGGGCGCCGGAGCGTTCGTATTCCTCACGCTCAAGTTCATCCTCGCCGGCGTGGACAGCAGCATCCGCAACCTGACTGCCATCATCTCCGCGCTCGATAGCCGCGTGAAGACGATGAACCACGACATCGTGCGGATCGATCTTCTGATCTCGTCCGCGCTGAACGTGCAGCCGGACACCGAGCGCGTGGCGAGATCCGACAGAGACGACGCAAGGAAGGACTGATGCAGCAGCTCTCGACATTCGTGACGCAATACGGCTTCCCCATCGTGGCGGCCGTCGGCATGGCGTACCTCGTCTTCTATGTCTGGCAATGGGCCACGACGATCGTGAAGCCGGTGCTGAGCGAGGCGAGCGCCACGCTCATCGCGCTGATCGATCGCATCCGGATGCTTGATAACGACCTCATCCGGCTGCGCCAGAAGATCTCGGTCATCCTGCAAATGAGGAAGCTCTGATGGACCTGCTCAAGATCGTTGGCGCGGTGGCGCCGAGCATCGCCACTGCCATCGGCGGGCCGCTCGGCGGCATGGCGATGAAGGTCGTCGCCGAGGTGCTCGGGCTGCCGGGCGACAGCAGCGAGAAGGATGTCGCCAAGGCGATGGCGTCGGCGACGCCGGACCAGCTGCTCGCGCTGAAGCAGGCGGACCAGGACTTCGCCGTGCGCATGCGCGAGCTCGACATCGACCTCGAGAAGATCGCAGCCGGCGACCGTGATAGCGCCCGCCGCCGCGAGGCGCAGGTCCGCGACTGGATGCCGCGGGTGCTGGCGTTCGTGGTGGTGGCCGGCTTCATGGCGACGGTGTTCCTCGTTCTGCTCGGCCTCGTGGACGGCATGAAAGACCCGCTCATGGCGACCACCGTCGGCACGCTGATCGGGTTCGTCAGCGCCAAGGCCGAGCAGGTGATCGCCTACTACTTCGGCTCGTCGAGCTCCTCGCAGCAGAAGACGCAGCTGCTGGCCGGCGGGCAGAAATGAGCGCGGCGACCTGGCCGACGGCGCTGGCCGCGGTCCTCAAGCACGAGGGCGGCTACGTCAACCATCCGGCCGATCCGGGTGGCCGCACCAACCTGGGCGTCACCCAGCGCGTCTGGGAGAGCTGGACGAACCAGCCGTCCGACGAGGCGGCGATGCGGGCGCTGACGCCCGAGCTCGTGGCGCCACTGTACCGCGAGCGGTACTGGAACGCGGTGCGCGCCGACGAGCTGCCGGCCGGCGTTGACTTGGCGGTGTTCGATGTGGCGGTGAACAGCGGCACAGGACGCGCCGGCAAGTTGCTGCAGCAGGCCGTTGGCGCCGCGGTCGACGGCTCCATCGGGCCGCGTACCGTGGCGCTGGCGACCGCCGCAGACCCCGTCGCCACGATCGATCGGATCTGCGACCTGCGCCTCGAGTTCCTGCGCGCGCTGCCCATCTGGCCGACCTTCGGGAGGGGGTGGAGCAGGCGCGTGGAAGCGGTGCGGAGCGAGGCCAAGGCCCTCATAGACATTCGGGCCGCAACCCATTGATTCGCAGTGGCGGCGCCGCAGGGCGATAGACACGCAAGCCATTGATGCAGCAGGTTAAGCTGCTGCCTCATAAGCCCTTGGTCGGCAGTTCAAATCTGCCCGCCGCTACCAGCGAAATCAACGACTTAGGTGGTACTGGTTCCGTTCTTTAGACAGTTTTCCGGGGGGTCTTAGACACTTTGTCCCCGGTTTTGTTCTTCTTGCTCAAGCCGACGAGCCTCTCCACGGCGGCTCCGGCAAGCCTCGCCTGGTCGGCCCGCCGCGTGTAATGCGAGGCCATCTGCGAGGTGCGGTGACCGAG